ATTACCTGCACAGGTGCACATGGATTGGCAGAAAAAGATGTTGTAATGTTAGACAGCGTAACTATTCCTGCATCATCAAGCTATAGTGCTACTGATTTTGAAGATAAAAAATTTATGGTAACAGCCATACCTACAACCACTACTTTTACTATTACAATGACTGCTACTGAAACAGGTACACCAATGAGTGCAGCAGGATCTACTTCTGTTTTATGTTACTACCACGTAGGACCATCACAACAACTTGGAGGTTTTGGTTGGGGTACAGGTCTATATGGTGGAACAGCTTTAGGAGCAGCTACAACTACTTTATCAACAGCTATAACAGATTTAATAACAACAGATATTGTATTAGCAAACACGGCAGCTTTCCCATCATCAGGAGAAATTAGAATAGGAACAGAAGATATAAGTTTTACAAGTAATGACACTGCAACTAATACTTTAAGTGGAGGAGCAAGAGGGGTTAACGGAACTACAAAAGCAACACATAGTAGTGGTGCAAGTGTTTTAAACATATCAGATTATGTTGCATGGGGTGACCCGTCTAACGCTGACTTTACTATTGATCCTGGAATGTGGATTCTTGATAACTATGGTACAAAATTAATTGCTCTTATTTATAACGGATCTTGTTTTGAATGGGATGCTTCTGTTGGAAACGCAACATCAATTAGAGCTACATTATTAGCCAATGCACCTACAGCATCACGTCATGTATTAGTATCTACACCAGACAGACACTTAGTATTTTTTGGTACAGAAACAACAGTAGGTAATGTTGCTACGCAAGATAATATGTTTATTAGATTTTCTGACCAAGAAAATATTGATGGCACAGATGCATATACAGTTAAAGCAAACAATACTGCAGGTACACAAAGACTTGCTGATGGTTCTAAAATTATGGGAGCTATCAAAGGTAGAGATGCAATTTACGTTTGGACCGATACCGCATTGTTTCTTATGAAATTTGTAGGCCAACCATTTACTTTCTCATTTGAACAAGTAGGAACTAACTGTGGATTGTTTGGTAAAAATGCATGTATAGAAGTTGATGGTTCTGCATATTGGATGTCAGAAAATGGGTTCTTTACTTACGATGGTCAATTAAAATCTTTGCCTTGTCTTGTTGAAGACCATGTTTACGATGATATTAATGCTGTATCTAGAGACCTTATTAATGCAGGTTTAAATAATTTGTTTGGTGAAATAAGTTGGTTTTATTGCACGTCTGCATCAGATGCTGTTAATAGAGTGGTTACTTATAACTATTTAGATTCTAATCCTAAACGTCCTATATGGACAACAGGTACTTTACCTCGAACAGCGTGGCAAGATTCTGCAGTATTTGATAAACCACACGCAACTTATTATGATTCAACAGACAATGCATCTACCGAATGTATTGGAAATACTGATGGTATTACTATATACTATAAACAAGAAACAGGGACCGATCAAATTAATGCTGGTGGTGTAACAACTGCTGTTATTGGTACGATTACATCTGGTGACTTTGATATTACACAAAGAAGAAGTAGTACAGGAGCAACTGTAGGTATGCCAGATCTTAGAGGAGATGGTGAGTTTATTATGAGAATACAAAGATTTATACCAGATTTTATTTCACAGACAGGAAACACTAGAGTCAGTTTTGTAACAAGAAACTATCCAAATAGTTCTGCAACTACAACAAACTTTGACGTAAGTTCTACTACAACTAAAAAAGATACACGACTTAGAGCTAGATCTATTGCTATTAAAGTTGCCAATACTACGACTAATGAAGATTGGAAACTTGGTACATTTAGACTAGATATTTCACCAGGAGGTAGAAGATAATGGTAATAGGACCAAGTTTTTATAATCAAGGGGATCAAAAATTATACCAAGACTATCAATATCTCCCGCAAGAACAATACAGATTGGGTCTTAACCTACCAAAAACCGAACAAGCAACAGATTCTATTAATACTACATTTGGTTTACCAGCAACTAATGCTTTTACAAATAGTGGTAGTAATAATTATTTTGCTGGTTCCCCCAATAATTTAATACAAGATTATAATACAATCACAAAAGATAGATATTTTCGTAATCAAGATACTCCATTAGTTGATGGTTTATATCAAAGCAAACTTGATAAAACTTTTATGGGTATGCCAAGTTATAGACAACAAGAATTAACTGGTCCTGATTTAGGTGAATACATTGGAACTAATACCGACGTTCCTTTAGAGCAAACTATGGCGGGTAGAGTACAAAATAATTTAGGAAGAATAAAAGATACTACTAGTGGTATAATGGGTAACATTAAAGGATTTGGTCCAGTAAGTATGGCACTTAATGCTATGGATAAATTTAGTTCATTACCTACAGCAAACCAAGAATTTATAAAAATGAATATGGGGTACACAGGTCCGACTGTGTTTGGTGAAAATAATTCTGGTTTAAGTAAAGATCCTTATGGAAAAAATACAAGATCTTTGTTGGGTGACTATGGTGCATATGTAGATAAAACGGCTGCAGGTTATGAAGATATAACTGACGAAGAGTTTGAAAAATTATCAGACTTTCAAAAACAAAAAATAAGTTTTTATAGAGCAAAACAAAAAGAATTAAACGAAATAAAACAAAAAGAAATTACAGAACAAAAACAACAAGCTCAAGATTTTATGAATAAAAACCCTAACTACGGTAATAACTATGATCCAACTAAAGATCATTCTGGAGATGGTGGTTACGGTAATACAAGCGGTGATAGCTATGGAAATAAAGGGGGCACTAGATCCGCACACAATAGATCTTCTGACCTAGGTTTTAGTGATATTAGATTAAAAGAAAACGTAGAGTTTATAGGTAAATCACCATCTAATATAAATATCTACAGCTTTAATTATTTAAATAACCCTACTAAATATCAAGGTGTTATGGCTCATGAAGTGCCTTGGGCTAGCCAAAAACATAACAGTGGATATTTAATGGTAGACTACAACAAGGTAGATGTAAAATTTAAAAAAATATAATGGCAAAGATAGTAGAATCATTAACTAGAGCAGAACCAGAATACAGTCAAAGAAATATACAATCTTTGGTCAGGGATCTTGACTCTGTAATTACAAAATTAAACAGTACATTTCAAGATGAGGTTAAACAGGAGATAGAAGCTAAAAGTTTCTTTTTAGAATAATGGGAAAAGTATACGACGAATTTGAACAACTAAGTATGGGTGGAAAGGGTAAAGCACCGGTAGGTTTTGCTGAAGCTGTTTACCAAGCAAACATAAACGACAGGTTAGAAAACACGCCTGGTTTAAAAGAACATTTTGATAACACAAAACACTTAGCGTCTTTTAGTTCAGGTAATACCGAAGATGCTAGAAAATATAATTTATTAAGTGGTATGGATTATGCAAAAATGACTAATAAAGGATTTTTTGAAACTCTTCCAGATGGTTTAGCTTATGCAATAATAGATTCTATGAAAAATAAAGACCAAGATTTTTTTGATATGGAGGGAGGTATAGGTGATTTTATTAGAAACATGAAAGGCGTTGCAATAGAAACAGATACCAATCCTTTTGGAAAATTTTTTTCTAAAGAAGAAGCAGAAAAACTTATTAAAGAATATAATGATAAAATGAAAACAAAAAAAGCTGGAGGGGGCATAATAAGCCTTTTATAATAATGGCAGTAGTAAACCAATATAAATTTTACGGTAAAACAACGACAGCTGCAGAAACTGTAAACATGTTATCACCAGCTGTTAACGAAACTATTATAATAAAATCTTTAAGAGTTACAAATAAATCAGGTTCAAATACTCCAACAGTAACTATTAAAAACAACGCGTTTGAGGTAGTAAATACACAAACATTAGTAGCTGCTACCAGTGTAGAAATATTAACTTTACCTTTAATTTTAGAAGGTGGGACTACGCTATCTTATACTACAGCGGGCACTGTATCTGATGGTGTAGTGTTTGGTATTAGTTATCTTAATATATTAAAGGAGAAAATAGATTAATGGAAATAAAACAAGCAAAAGTAGAAACAACTTATAGACATAAAAAAACTGGTCAACTTTTTAAGGAAAGAAAAGACTGGGAAAGTAAGGGTTTTAAAAACGAGGACATGGCACAAGACGTAAAAGTTATAATGCCACCTCTTGATTTGTTCTCAAAAACCAAGTAAACATAGGAATTAAGGTAAAATTATGGCAATATCTAGAATGCAAGAACCCAGACAACAATATGGATTAGGGAGTATCGTTAAGAAAGCGGTACGAGGTGTTAAGAAAATCGCTAAGAGTCCATTAGGTAAAGCAGCTATTGGTGGTGCACTGGCATTTGGTATACCTGGAACAGGTATAGGTGGTTTATTTGGTAGAGCAAGTTTTGGTGGAGACGCTATGGGTTTACTTGGACAAAAAGGAATAGGCGCTACTTTCGGTGCAGGTAAAGCAGCACTTGCAAATAGGTTTGCACCTAACTTTGTAATGAATAGAGACGGACCAGTACAAGGTAAAGCAGGTTTCTTTTCAAAACTAAATCCTTTTGGTAAAAATTTTGATGCTAAAACCGCTTTCCTTACAGGAGGAGCAGGTTTAGTTGCAGCACCTTTTTTAATGGATGCTTTTGCTCCTGAAGAAGTAGAAGAAGAAGTAACAGATGTAATGGATGTTGGTGGTATTAGACAAAGTGCAAGAGATTATTACATGGGACTTGGTGGAAAAAATTTAGCATTCATGCCACAGAAACAATACGTACAAAAAAATTTCTATGCAGCTGATGGTGGTAGAGCAGGATTAATGAATGGTGGTGATGCAGGTAATGCACAAGCAGAACAAATGCTTATGGCAGAATTTGTTAAATACAAAAACAAAGGTGGCACACTATCTTTTGAACAATTTGTAAAAGCAGTAATGCAACAACAACAAGCACCTGAAGGTGCAGGTATGGAACAACCAGAACCTGTTATGATGGCAGCTAATGGAGGACCTGTACCAGATTCAACAGTTCCAGGATATACAACACCAGCAGGATATAATAAATTTGACTACAGATCGGGTGGTGTAAGAGTCAATGCTGCTGAAGGCGGGATCATGGAAACTGAAGAAGCATCAGAAATGATTGACATGGGTGGTATGGAAAAAGATTTTAGAAACGAAGGTGGTTTTGTAGCAATGGGTGGCAAAGAAAGAGCTGACGATGTACCCGCTAGACTATCTAAAAATGAGTTTGTATTTACAGCAGATGCTGTTAGAAATGCAGGAGGCGGCGATATAGATAAAGGCGCTGAAGTTATGGAAAATTTAATGAATAACTTAGAACAAGGTGGTGAAGTTTCTGAGGATTCACAAGGATTAGAAGGTTCGC